CATCTAGGCTTTCACTCCCTTGTGGGTTGGTGTTTTCCATTTGTCATCTCAATAATCGCCAGAAACCTTCTGGACGGAGGTGTAGCCTAAAGGCTACAGAATCTTCCACTTCTTCTCTCTAATCACAGTTTCCGAGGCCAAGCCTTCTAGGTGTCCTGTAAGTAGTTCAATAGTTTTAATGTGCCTGTAAGCGTCTTCACGCTTATCACATTCTTCTGCACTTGTGTTAATTATTACACTAATCTGCTCTTTTTTCAAATTATCTATGACTTCTTTGAAAAAGTCATCATTTAATAGGTTTTTAGCCCATTGCGCTACTAGGTGCTTGTCCATACTGATTTTGTATTCCAGAAATAATGTCGTTAATACTCAAGCTAGATTTAGCAGGGTAACCTTGTTTGCTACCCAAGATGCCCATCAAATCATTGTAACTCAAGCTAGATGGCTGTGAATACTGAATAGGCTCTGGTACTTGACCATAGTTGGGGTCTAGGAACTTTTCCCATTGAGTGCCAATTAGTAGGTTTCTATCGCCAAAGTTAATTGGAGGCAATACAGTAGCAGGTGCAACGCTTGTCTTAGGAGGAGTAGCCCAATTAGCAGGAACATCAACAATTGGATATTGAACCCCACCAGAAGTACCACCACCGCCAGTAGCAGCGTTAATTCCTGCAATAGTAGTTCCAATTCCAAGAATCTTAATAACATCAGATGGAGTTAATGATGTATCTTTAGTGGTTGGGACTGTGCCTGTAGGTGTTGTTATTGTTGGAGGAGAAGTTGTAGTTGGAGATGTAATAACAGGGATAGTTGCTGAATTATCAGTTTGCGTAGGTCTTGTATCTTTAATTTCAACAGTTTGAGGCGCAACATTGCCACCAGATATTAAAGAATTAACAGCATTGATTACATCTGGAGATACTTGTTCTGGTGGTCTAGTTGCAGTTGTAACAACAGTTGGAACTTGCGACAGAGTGTTAATTAAAGCATCAGCAGTAATTGGTGCTTTTGCTGCTTCAACAAGTAAAGTATCAGATGCACCCGTTACTGGTAATGCGCTAGTAATAGAGGCAATGTCTGCTGGACTTGCATTTTCTAAAAACTGAGTAATCTGTGCATTAGTTAATCCAGAGCGTTGCATCTCTGTTATAAGTTGAGTTTCAAGCGCATCACTAAATTGCGCTGGATTCATGTTAGATGCATCAATTGGCGCATTAGCACCAAAATACTGACCTGCTTGCTGACCAAGATATGATAAAAGTGTAGCTTTTGCAACATCATTAAAATCTTTACCTTGTGCAGCTTGTAACGCACCAACAGCCAATGGCCCACCAAAAACTCCAGCAACAACATTTGCACCAAGATTTAAAACTGGATTTTCAGCAAGTAAATTAAATAAATCGTTAGATGAGCCACCATATTGGGTATAAAAAATAGGTTTACCAGCATCATCAAACTGAACACCATAAGAAGTAGAGCCTTTTCCAGCAAAAGTTCCTCCCCAAACATTGCCACCTGCTTTGTCATAGTATGAATTTATAGGCTCACCAGTTGCTTTATTAACAAACTGAGTTACCGCTTGAGTTCCAGTTTGATTTCCGTTTTCATCATAAGTTGGGACTTCTCTTATAGCTTTACCAAATTGGTTAATGTCAGTAATGCCCTGACCAGCCAACATTACAGCCATGTCATAAGCGTTCTTTTCAGCAGAACCAAACCCTTGACCACTCCATTTATCTGTAGTCCCTTGAGCCAAAATCTGTTTAGCTATGTTAGCTACTGCACCTGTTGTAGGCTTGGTATCAACAGCTTCATTTCGTGCAGCACCAAGAAAACTATTAAGTTCCCCTGCATCAATAGTAGAACCAAAATTCCAACTATCAATTTCTTCTTGAGATGGTGTTCTGCCTAATGTATCTTGATACAGCTTAACTGTAGGATTGATAGGAGCAGTAATTGGAGTACTTGTAGCTACAGTAGTTGGTGTTGTAGCGGTTGTATCTGGTACACCTAAATAATTTTTAACATACTGACTGTACTCGTCATTTGGATTTGTTGTTATGTAATCCGCAACAGCAGTTTGAAAGTTTCTGTTAAACGCTTCTGGAGTTGAAGCCCCTGTCTTTAACGTGTTAATCCAGTAATCCAAACCTGCTTGGTCAATGTTGGATACTCCACTACCAATACCTGTGCGACCAATAGAGCCATAGGCATTACGCACTATTTGCTCGTAGTCAGGTGTGTTTACTGTAACTGCCATGCTTAACCCCTAATCTCTACGTTAGATGTAATGCCAGCACCAATCTTCATTGCTTTTAATTGTGCTTCTGCTTCAAACTCTTGTTGCTTCATGGCAAAGTAAGCCTGTTGTTTTTCACGCTCTAATTGCAACTTAGCAACTTCCTTCTCACGCATTAACTGCATTTCAAGGGCAGCCTTCTGTTGCGCCATCTCTGTATCAATCTGCATCTGTTGTTGTTTTAACTGAATGTCAGCTTGTGCTTTAGCTTGGTTAGACTGTATCTCAGCCTGTGTCCTAGCCATAATTGCTTGAACTTCTGGAGGCATTTGTTGTTGTTGTGGAGGAGGATTGCTCAATGCTTGGTCTTGCTCTGGCGTAATCGCTTTGTAGAACTCAGCAGAATCCTTAAACCCTGCAATCTCAACCATGCGCCCCAATGTGCCACGATATTGAGCAGGGGAAACGTAAGGATTGGCAGGGCCGTACTGAGCAATCAACTGCTCTTGTTTAGCAAGAACCATCGACAACATAGCCATCTGCTCTTGTCGATTTCCTGCACCCAAACCTACATTGATAGACACATCGTATTGGTTAGCCCATGTTCTAGGGTCAAACTCTACAAACTCACCACGCATGCGAACCATTCGTGCTTTGTCTTGGTACTTACAGAGTAAATGCAAGATGCCTTGGAACAAAGACTTAACGCCTGTCTCAGCAAAGATTCGAGCCATCAGTTCAATCTTACCTGCGCCAGCTTGTTGCATAGAAGCTACCGCAGCAGCAGTCACATTCTGCAAGATAGCAGGGTCTAGCCCTTGTGAAGCATCGCTAACACCAGTACGCTTAGACTGTACTGTATCCAGATACTGAAGCATTGGGAAAGCAGCTTGCGCTACGTTCTGAACAACCAACTGTTGAACAGCACCCTGTGACTTAGCCCTGATAACACCACCTGCTGTAGATGTAAGCAAATCGTCAAGGTTTACTTGACCCTCAACAGCAACCACTCGTGCATTGTTTGTCAGATATAAGTTATCCAACATCTGACGAGTGATAGTGGTCTTAATCAGTTGTAAGTCTGTTGTCCTATCTGCCAACGAGTTACCAAAGAACTTGTGGGGGATAGGGATAGGACAGATTGAGTGGAAAGGAACATAGTCAACTTCCTCAACCATTTCCTTACCATCTTCATCTTGAAGAATCTCGTTTGAAGCGTAGAAGACTTGGGTTAGAGCAGCAATGCCCTTTCCATTCATATCAGTTTTGACATAACACTCAAAGACTTCAATCTCTTGCATTGAGGGGTCATCAGTCTGCGTTTGGTAAGGTTGCTCACCTGCTGCGTAACGAGCCACACGTTCTGGTGTGTATGCCAAAGCATCACCCATCTGCAAACTTTCTACCTGTTTCTTATTGAAACCCATAGCAACCAAGTCACTACGAGTCAACATCTGCCTGTGGGCTACGAAAGGTGAGTCAGCAATAGTCCTAGCCTTCTTGCTAATCAAGAACTCCTCTGGGGGTACGTTCTCAATCGTTACTTTGCCTGACTTTTTCTTTTGTTGGACAACTACGTTATGAGTAGCACTCATCACAGGCATACCCATAGGGTCAACAACTGGCTGTCCCATTGGGTCAATAATAGGAAGTTCTGTCGTATCTTGCTCGACAATCTCCATAGTCTCATCACTCATCAGCATTGCTAACTCGTCATCAGACAAGTCAAAGTAACGCTCTTTAGTAATGTCTTCTTTGTTTTCCCAATAAGCCTTAACAATGCCGTTCTTCTGCATCAAGGCATCTTTAAACCAATCATGCAGAATGGCCACACCAGCGTTATCACGGCTAAAAACCCAGTTGCAATACTGTGTCGCTTGTTTTGCGGATGCTTCGTCTTTCGGGCCTTGAGGCTCAAAAACTACAATATCATCTGAGCCTGTAAAGATGCGGATTA